ATAGTTTGCCTAACAATAGTAGTGGTAGGATCAAAAGAAATATCTTTTGAACAACTAACAAATAGCAAGAATATAAATATATATTTCATAGTCTAGTAACAGCAAACCAGATTAATAATGCAAGTATAATTATAAATAATAAACTCATAATTTAATTAATTAATGCAGCTTTTGCTTTCATAAAGTTATTATAAGAGATTCCTCTATAATCTTTAAAATGTTCAATGGTAGCTAAAACTTTTTGTTTTTTTCTTTCAATGATAAGTTTATCTTTTATCAAATTATAAAAATCTAATAAAGCATAACCATGAATTTCTAATCGATAAGAAGTTTTTCTTTTGATTACTTTATCACTTACTCTTTTATTAAAAAAATAAAAACCAGATTTAATTAAAGTTCTTATTTTAACTGTAAAGAAACCAACTTGTTTTAATCGTCTTTCTACATATCTTAATAAATTTAAATTAGTATTAGATATTGCATAAGAATATTTACTTGTCTTTTCATTACAAGTAAAAGATCCTTCAGCTTCAGAAAATCCGACCAGATAATTTATAAAGTCTCTGTCATTTAATTCCATGTATGGAAATTTTTCATTACATTTATAATACTCTAAAGTTTTATATAAATTTCTAGTTTTTTCCATTATGAATGGTGCTATTTTTTTGGCTAAATATATAGCTTTTTTGCCTCTAATATTAACATAATAACGTCTTTGTGGTGGTTTAATATATAAAGGTCTTGGATCTGTTTTTTCTTGAGACAAAGAACATTTAAATAATTCAGATAACATTTCAACCGGTTCTTTATCCGCAATTTTTAACATAACTCCATAACTTCTTGTAGCTAATTTACCAATAAAACCATCGCCATCAATCCAGCCTGCAATGTATGGCCAGTTAATATCTTTTCTTTCATCTAATGATTTAAACAATTGATCTAATTGTTCATCATTCATCTTTTCATATTTTTTTATTACATTACTCATTTTCTTTTTACCCTGTTGTTGTTGGACCTTTCCATGTCAGGCCATTTACATTTTATTGTTATTTTACCAGTGTCAGACCAAATCACTATATCATGCCCATACTTTTTAGTATGAATCCAATGTTGTCTATACGTTGGTAAACTTATTATTTCTTCTGTTTCTTTAATTTCCCTGTCCATGAAATTTCTCCTTTGTTAATTGCATCAAACGTTTTAATATCTTTTTCATCCCATTTTACTTCTTGCTGAATTGCAGCAATCAATCGTTCAACATCTTTTTTTGTTACATTTGTTTTTCTAGACATACTTTATTATCTCCTTTGTCTATTTCTTTAAAACCATAATACTCTAGTGCATTAGAAATTAAAGGCATGTTGTACCCTTTAAAATCATCGAAGATAAACCTTGTATATTGCACACTTCTTTCAGCAAAAAATATAGCTTCGCATAAAACATGTCTTGTCATATGAGGACCATCAAAATGAACTAAATGAAAGGGACCATATTCAGGATATCTTCTCATAAATTCTTTATCAGTCATATGAAACAATTTAAATTCTTTATAATCAGATAAATCTTTCTCAAGCTGCAATCTCATATCATTTGTATAATCAGCTGTGTAAGCTGGAGAGTTATCATAATGTTGATATTTTAAATTACCATAAGGATCTATTCCTATATGATTAAAGTCCCCCGTCGCCAGAGTCCTGATACCATCCATGATGATCTTGGAACCGAGTCCCTCGCGTACACCAATCTCACAAGATAATACATTAGAGGTTATTTTAAGACCTCTTACCCAATTATCTAACAGGTTATAATCTTTACTATCTCCTCTAATCATGGTGCTAATATCCAAACAACCGTTAATAACCAAACAACTATAATTATTAAAACTAAAACATCATTTATCATTTTCTTTTTTTAGGTTTTTGTTTACCAAAGCAATCCCACTTTTTGTGATATGCTTTTAATAGTTTAGCTATAGCTTTTTTATAAGTAGTTAGAGTCATTAGTTTATTCCTTTCATTTGTTCGAGGTCTTTCATTACATCTTCTGTAATATCAACTTCCCCTTGATTATGACAGTAATCACAATCTACTGGCATCTTTTTTCTATCGTCATGGCTAAAGTTATATACATAACCATTACCATTACATTTTGGACAAATTATTTTTCCGCTCATATTAATTTAATGGAGCTACATCAGCAAATTTTCTTTTACCATTTGTTGTGTAATTCCAAATTATTCCTTTCTTAATTAAATCATAACGTTTTAGTTTTTCAAAAGTTTGTTCAGGATTAAATCCAGCGCTTTCACACACTTGAATGAAATCATCTGTGTATCTTTTAACCCATGTTTTAGCTTTTAAATATTCATCTCTATTCATTGCAACAGTAGAAATGCCAAAAGCATCTTGTATTGCTTGCATGAATACAGCTTTCCAAAGCTTTTGTTCTGGAGATAATGGAGGACCATCTGTCTCCATAGTGCTATGTTCACACTTTAGATAATTTGCCATTCAATGTTCTCACTTTCTCATTAACTAATGTTTTAATTACTTGGCTTCTACTTAACTTAATATCTTTTTTAAGTTTAGTTTGAAGTTTTGTTACAAAACCATAAGTGTCATTATCGACAGTTATGTTTTTGTATTTATTAAAGTCAGTCATTTTTACCTTTCTTGTTTGTTTCTTAATATATAGGATATTAATATAGATATGTCAAGGGCTATTGTTTTCTTCCCTGACCTTTATATTCTTTTCTACTATTACGTTTATTAGGGCGTTTAGAATGACGTCCCGGACGTTTCTTATTGGTTTGTTTGATAAATTTTCCGTTACCTAATGCTACTTTTCGGGCCATTTTTCTTTATAAATTCTTTATCATCATTACTTAATTTCATGTATTTTATAACTCCATTAACAAATTGTCTAGTATCTTCACCACAATTTGTGCATCTATAATAGTCACTTACAATCGCAACGAGAAATGCTTCTTCTTTACATTCAGGGCAAATGCCAAGAACATTATCTATAAACATTGATGCTTTAAATTTAAATTTTTCCATTACAATATTGTGTAAACTATTCTACCATTTAATCTTTGCGCATTCAAATATTGTTTCCTGTTACCCGAATCATTGTAACTACAATGAACCCATCCAGAGTTAGGATCATCAGGAGTCCAGAATTCGAGTATACATTGATCGTAATCAAGATTTTGTACGATCCAATCACTTAAATCTTTATTATGTACACCAAATATCTCAAAGTCCGCTGCCTGTCCCTTGGTATGTTGGCTCGTTGCAGATGATCCAATTGCTTCACAAAGCGCTGGAGATCTATAACCTGATGAAATAGAGACTGGCATTTTAAAATGATTTCTTAATGGCTGTAAAATATTTTTACAAAGTAAAATTAAATTAGTTACTTGTTCATCATTTGGTTCATTTGGAATATTAAGACGTATTGCTTCTTGTGATTTAGTTAATTCGTCTAATGTAAAATTTTCACTTAGTTTCATTTCTTAATTTATTTATTACTTCTATTACGTGCTTCTCATATTGTTTATTTGTAGAAAAGTTATCTAAAGTTTTAGCCATAGCAATAGGATCTCTATTGACTGTAATTTCTCTAACTCTTCTAAACTCTGCATACGCTCTTTTTGTATTTAGAATTTCTATGTAATACTTAACAGATTCGCATTTACTTTTAAAGACCCTGACTCTCCAATCTATTGAATCAGGTTGTCTATGAGGCAACATACCATCCTTTGACCATACTCTTATACCAAAAAGGTTGTGTCCTTCACGTGCAAATCGTGACCTACCATAATCACTTTCAACAATAGCCTGAGCTACTATTAGTTCTGTGTTTATTCTTTGTCTTCTTGGGATGTCAAAATTTAAGTAATTTATGCAGGTTTTAAGGGAGGATATGAATTCTTTGTCGTTTGAGTACTCAAACCTAGGAGGTCCAAATCCTAGTTGTTTTGCCCAGGCGACTGTTTCACTCTGAGTCTTCTTCTTGGCGACTGGATTTGGAAAAAATGTACCTAATACAAACGCTAGTAGAGCTACTATCAAATATTTTATTATTATATTCTTGATTGTCATAACATTTACATTGATTTAAGAGGCAGCATCCAACTGCTAGGTTGTTAATACAATTAATCTTGTTTAACTTCTTTGATTCGTTTAACGCCATGTTTATCTACTTCTACAACGGCTTTCACTTCTTTACAACTCCATGAAGTAACACTAGGATTACCATCGCGTTCTACTTTGCGTTTTTGTTCTAAACAATCTGCAATATTAGCTTTAGGAGAATATCCTTCTAATTTACCATTCATGTACATTAATAATGCAAATACAACTTCGATCATTATTTACCTCTAACTGCATCCAATTCTTTTTCTAATTTATCTACTTTTTTTTCTAATTGAGATATTAATACTTTAGTGTGAACATTTTCTTCTAATTGTTTTGTATGTTTTTCTATTGTTTTAGCTTGATATTCAATTAACATAAATAATTCTTGATTCTTAGGAGTTTGATCTGCTTTTTTTAAAAGATCTTGAGCCATTAGCTTTTCATTAGTCTCTAATCTATTTAATCTTTCAACAATACCAAAATAAGTCCATACCGCTACAACAATAGCAGATACAATAGCAACTATGTTTTTAATAGGTAATGCTATATTTGTTTGGTCACTTAATTTAAATTCACTACTCATTTTTTATCTTCCACTTGATAAAACATATTATCAGAGTCCTCTGTTATCCAATCCTTGTTTTCCACACTCCATTTAGAAGTTTGTACCTTATAATCAGGCCAATGTGATGAAGTAGTAAAACTAGGCACATTCCAAAGAATGCGATTGTTAGGCATGATAGCGTAATTACCGTTATCAAGAGCCAGAACGTGCCCACACTTATGTTCATGAGGGATTTCAGAGTGTTCTGTATCCAAGATATTACTATCTGGATGCGCCCAGTCAATAGTAAATAAATATTCGCCATGAATAAATTTCTTTGATTTACTTAGATATTTGCATCTTTGACCTTTTAAAAAATCAAAAACAATAACACTAGGATAATAACTAAATGAATTCCATAGCTGAAGATCGTCGAGATCTTGATGTTCCATCTGTGTGCTATACAAAGTACTGCCGCTTCCTCTTTGAACAAAAGCAGAGATAGGAAGTCTCCAATATATCGCACCGTTGCTGAGTAAACAATGAAACAACGTCGCACGCCCGCTAATACTCCCCAAAGCAAATACCACGCAGTCTTCAGTTTCTCCTTGATGTTTTCGTAAGTCATATAAATATTCTCTCCTTATTTTACAGTAGATTGGAGGTATATTTGCATTTAAATATGCCATAATCAACCATATATATCTCCCCAAGTTTCACCGGATTCATAGTCTACTTTGTTTGGGATTGCCAAAGTAACGGCGTTCTCCATTATTTCAACAATCTTCTTTGCTTGATTGTCATCAACAACAGAAATATCTAGTTCATCATGTATTTGAATATGTGGAATAATTCCTTCTTTATATAAATCTAACATTGCTTTCTTTGTCATGTCAGCTGCAGATCCTTGTATTAATTTATTTAAAGCTTTGTATGTCATTGCTCTTCTAATTCTTCCTCTTCCATAAGTTCTTTCAGCTTCTTCAAATGACATTGCTGTATGCATACCAAATGTTGCTGGTTCCCATTTATTAAATCTACAACGTCTACCAAGTAATGTTCCAATAGATCCCGATGTTTGAGCATGAGCTGATGTTTTATTCATTAATTCTTTTACGAATGGAACGTTTGTATGATATTGATTAAATAAATTTTCTGCTTCTTCTTTTGAATTCAATCCAAGTTCAGCTTGAAGTTTAGCTTTACCCATTCCATAAAATAATCCAAGATTAATTGTTTTAGCTTGGTCTCTTGATATATTTGCCATTTCAGCAACTGTCTTATGAAAGTCTACAGAGTTATTTTTAAATTCATCTACTATTTTTGTAACAGATTCATCAAAACAAATTGGTTCAGTCGTAGCTGCATAGTGTACAACAAGTCTTGGTTCTTGCTGAGAATAGTCAAAACAGCCCCATTTATGGCCAATTTCTGGTAAAAATAATGATCTAATCATTGGTCCTAATTCTTTATTTCTAGCAGGAATTTGTTGAAGATTTGGATTTGCATAACTAAATCTTCCTGTAACAGTTCCACCTTGATCTGATCTTATTGGATTGATGTCAGCATGGATTCTTCCCTTATGAGTAAATTTTAAAATTGTATCAATAAAAGTTGTATGAGCTTTATTTATTTCTCTTGCTTTAGCAATCATTTGAACTATAGGGTGTTTATGTTCTTGTAAAAAATTCTTTGTAAAGGAAGGTGCTTGTGATTTGTCGGTTCTTTCATAATGTAGGCCAAGCTTATCAAAAACTGTTGCAATACTTCTTGCAGCCCAAATCTGTGGCTCTATCCCTGTTTCTTGTTTTACTTTTAATAACAATTCATGCTCTTGTTTTGTTAGCTGTTGTTTCAACAATTGTGCTTTTTCTATATCAACTCTTACTCCTTTAAATTTCATATCTAATAAACATGGAAACAATGGTGTTTCTAAATCAAAAACATTTTGTAAATTTTGTTTTTGTATTTCACGAGATAACACTTTAAACAATTCTAATGTTAACTGTGCATCTTTTTCTGCATAATTTCCAACATACATTGCTGGAAGTTTATACATTTCAGATTTAGGATCTATTCCCCAAGATTGAGCTGCTTCATTCAAAGCTTTCTCATCTTTAACTTCTCCAAGATATTCAAATGAAATACTATTTAATGTATATGCTAATCTATTTTCATCAATTAATGATGCCATCACCATTGTATCTACAATGTGTCCTTTGATTTGGATCCCCGCCGCCCGAATCCAGCATACGTCATACATTGCATTGTGAAATATTTTTACAGCATCTGTTGCACAAACTTCTCTAAACCAATTTAAAACTTTTTCTTTTTCTATATTGCCACCACCTTCATGAGCAATTGGATAATATGCTGACCATCCTTCAACAGCTACAGCAATACCAACAATATTACCATTACCAATAATTGCACCAGATCCCCTTGATTTAAGATCTGGATCTTTAGTTTCCAAATCTATTGCAATATATTTATATCCTTTTAAATCAGGAAAATTTTCTGGACAAATCCATTCTTTCTGAGCTTCAAACATTTAAATGATTCCTTTCAAATAACAGTACATACATAAAACTGTTATTAATCCCATAATAAACACCATTGTTCTTGGTTTTCTAAACATCATAGTCTCTTTCTATTATCATTTGTATGTAATGAATCGCTTTCTCTAAATCTTGCTTTCCACCTTTATCTTGATGTCTGCAAATATATTTAATTGCATTACCTTCAGCGAACAGTATCTTATTATCGTTAATGAATCTAGAGGGCTGTATTTTATATTTTTTATAATGTGAACCTCCTATTTGTTTAAAGAACGCTTTGTTTGTCATAGTATTGGATCTCCTGGTATATAGTTATAATGATCTTCTATATCTGGCTGCATGATATAAAGATTTTCTTTTGCTCTTGTTACACCCACAAAAAACAATCTGTGTTCTGGATCAGGATTTCTTAATGCAGAGTCATATATAATTTTTTCCATCCCTGTATATAAAACTACATTTTCACACTCTTCACCTTTTACACCATGTATTGTGGATACTTTAATTCTTGCAGGTTTAAATAAATCATCACCACTATTTAATAATGATTTAATATAAAGTTTTGTATCTTCCTTAAAATTTAATTGCTCCCAGCTCCCAGTCACCAGAAGCCCATGATTTAGCATCAGATCATCTATATCTACAAAATCTACAGTATCTAATGACTTGCCGCTTGAAAATCCATATTCAACATGGTCCATATTGTAATTTAAAACCTTATAAACTGCCTTTGCTTCTTCAGATCCAACGGTTGCACCTTGATTTAATCTATGCCACACTTGATAAGCTTGTAGTAATTCATCTGATAAAATTGTATTTGTTTTACTTGTAAATCTTAAATTTAATGAAGTTAAATGAGCTTTAATTGGATTTAACATTTGATTTGTTCTTGCAATAATCATCCATTCACCTTTACTAAAATTTATATTATCTAGTGTTTGATCTTCAAAAATTTGTCCTTCTGCATCTCTAGGAAGCCAACTTTTAATCATTCTATTATCTACATGTTGTAATATATCTAATGCTTTTCTATGAATTACTCTTGGACATCGTCTTGATTCAACTCTTGCATCTACAGTACCTTTTAAATTTATAAATATATTTGGATCAGCACCTTGAAACGTATAAATCGTTTGATCGTCATCCCCTGCAATGTAAGATCTCTCACATCTTGATTCGATGTAATTGAACATATCCCATTGCAGAGGATTCAGATCCTGTGCTTCATCCAAAAAGACAACGTTGAGTGGGGGACATTTGTCTTTCTCAATGAACTGTTTAATCATATCGGAATATTCAATCATTCCGGTTTGTTTCTTATATGATTTTAAATCGGCATCAATTTGTTCTGTTAACCATGTATCTACACTATAATGTTTATCTAATTCTATTGCAGCGTCCATAATAGATATTTTCTTACATCTAGAATATTCAATAATTTTCATGTGATCATTTTTATATAAAGTTGTTTCTGTGTATGGATCAAAATAAGAATCAAAAGATAAATCTTTGCAAATTTGTGAAAAGTTTTTAAATGCATTCCATTTTTCATCTTTAAGTAATTGTGTGTTTGTATCTATGTTTAATTGTTTTGTTCCAAGTGAATGCATAGTACATATGTATGGAAATTCTTTTACCATTGGAAAGGTATTTAAAATTCTTTTCTTTGCTTCATTAGTTGCAGCATTACTAAATGTTAAATAAGCAATTTTATCTGAAGGAGTTTTATATTCTTCAATCTCTTTCTTAAGATAGTTATTAATTAAATGATATGTTTTACCTGTTCCAGGAGGTCCTGGAATAATTATTCTTTTCATTTAAATGCTGGATCCTTCATTACAGTTTCTGTAATAGTTGGTTTATCTACGTTAACAGTTTCAATCTTCCATATTCTCATAGATTTTTTATCTAATTTTAAAACTTCTTCTTTTGCTTTAAATATTTCTGTTAACATTCTTTGTGTCTTTGCTTTTGGTATGTCCCAAGATTTACTTCTTTTTAAAAAATTATTAAAACTTTGATATTTAAAATAACTATGACCATTTTCTGTAAATGGAATTCCTCTTTTAACATCTTCCATAGTCTTACCGGTTGCTCTATTTAAAAAATCACCCAGTAATTCTTTTAATTGATAATCAAGTCTTGCTGCTTGCGGAACTTCTAATATTTTAAATGTATCTTTATTAGACATAATTTTATGTAATAGTTTTTTCCAAACCATTTTACCTATTGGCATTAACACTTGATTTAACTGATCCATTACTTCCATAGAAAATTTATCAAATTCATGAAGTGTTGCTCTGTCTACTTCAACTGGTTTACCATCAAGATAAACAATATAAATTGTTGGATGTGATGGATATTTTTCTATTCTTTCTATTTCAGGAGTTGGAACATTTTCTCCAACACCAAATTTTCTTTTGACACAAATCTTTGATTCACAAAAACTTCTAATAGGTTCTTGTTTACATTTATAACGATAATCCTTATTTAATAATGATTTAATAACATTTTCTATTTCAGAATCTGTTAATGGTTCAGCCATGTATTTACCATTATAAGTGCTTAACTTTGTTTTCCATGAATCTGGAAATCTTTTTCTTAAATAAACACCAACGTTAAACATGGTATCATTTCTTTTACCTTGAGGAACTTTGTCTGATAATAATGTAACTAAACAAGGTGGAGCTTCTAATAAATCTTCGTCATCTGTTGTTATAGGCTCTTTCCATTGTATTAAATCTTTTTCAGATAAAACTTTTTTATCATACAATTTAAAAAATTCTTCCAAAGTTAATAGCTCTGCATTAT